TCACTAAGCTGTCAGGATCGATGTCTTGTGCGATAGCAAGTTCGCGCATCAGGTTTGGCAGCTTTACAAACGGAGCCAGCATGGGGTTAGCTACGGTTTGCAGCAGGGAGGTTAGACGCTGTGTACGTACTTCCTTCTGCATCACGGCTGCTACACCACGTGGCTTTATCTCTAGGTCGCCTGTGACATCCTCGACGTTCTCTCCGAACTGCATGTTCCACTGAAAGAATGCCTCACCGATTGGCTTGAGTAGGTGGTCGTCGATGTTCTTGATGACCGTCTTCATCGACAAGCCTGCACTGCCCATCAGCATAGACAAGCCTGCTGCTGTGCGTCCGGTGCCGGTAACTCCTGTTTGGCCGTGTACAATTGACGGGATGCCCGTCTCTTCGTCCGCAAGCTGTCGACTAATCTGATACATCTGTATGTTTTCAGGTGCCGTATTCGGAAACTTGAGGCCGTTGATTGCCGTGCCGGTGACGCCCGACTGACGACGGAATATCTTGCCGGGGAAAATGTCCATGTTCTGTCCGGGGACCAACGATGCCTCATCGACATCAAAGACAAGGTTGCCAGCGAGGGCGAGGTTGTCGATTGCCATACGAACGTGCCCGTTCATCAACATCTGTGCGTCTTCCATGTTCTCTGCTACGCCAACGCCCCAGATTTGATAGGGGTTGATTTCGAACGGGAAGGCTTGGTAGGGAATACGTGCAGGTGTGAAAGGATTCAACACACAGCGTAGTACGAGTGTACCACACACCCAGATGTTGACTTGCATTTGGTCGAACTCAGACATGAGTTCCGCGTTCTCTAGGCCGACTTCTTTTGCAAACTTTGCGTCGAGGACGCCCCAGTATTCTAGGACTTCGTAACGGTTTTCAGAGATGTGCGGCTCAGTCTCATCCTCGCGGATCGTGTCTTCGTAGTACTTGTCTTCGTAGTTCGGTCCCTTTGCAAGGCACTCTTCGATTGCTTGAGCGTCGAAGTGTGGACGCATTATCAGGCTACGAAGCTGCTGTCGGTTCATGCGGTGACGTTCGATAACGTACTCACAGTCCTCTACGGATGTGGCTGCAGGGTCAGGGTGAAAGTCCCATACGGAAACGTGTTCGATACGTGGCACCATCCGCTCGTAGGGATCGTAAACACGCTCACCATCGTCATCCATCTTCCAGTTGTGAACGCGCTTGTGGAAGTTGAATGGCCCTTTGACAACGCCAGTGCCGAACAGGGACGACTCGAAGATCGCCTTTCGAAACTCGCTCACGGCATTTGTGTCGAGCAACTGATCGTGGATGCACTTTTCCATCTTTCGTGCCTGCTCTTTTGCAGGTTCGAATTGTGGCTCACCTATGCGAGACTTGCCCGCAAGGATCGTGTCACCGAAGTCTTTACCGTAAGAGCCTAAACGATGTGGCTCATTGGCTTGCATCGCCCCCGGAGCTAACTCGCGACCATCCCCCGGAAAACCGTAGGGGTCACTTCCCAACTGAGAAAGTTCGTCAGCGGGAGTACGCATATGAGCAAACTCTTCAATGCCTTCCGGCATCGGAGTGGACTCGACAACGAGGGGAAACTTCTTGTTAGCAAACAAGATGTCGATAATTTGTCCGTACGCAGCAAGGACTTTGGTCTTGGTGATCTTGATGAACACCCTCGACCTCTCACTGTCGCGATACTGTGTCGTAGTATCATAGATGCCACGAAAGTTTTTGTACGCCTGCAGCCACCGCTGCTCGTACGAGAACCGTCCATTTTCTGCGTCGTCAAACCGTGCCTTGATGTGGCCCGCAAGTCCGGGCATCTGCTCATCAGGACTAGCAATCGGAATCGCCTGTTCGTCGTCCGGTTCTAAGAAATTATCGGCCATGTCGCTTCCTTAGTAGTCGCGCTCGTCTGCCATCTTAAACAGTGAAGCCTCTACTGTCGGCTTGGTTTGCTTCTTTGGCATGGCTTCGATCATCGGTCCTGTCTGGACACGAGTGTCGAATTCCAAGCCTTCGCGATAGAGTGAGGACGCGCCCTCATCTTTATCGACGCTAGTCTTGTCGGCGTTCATAATGTATGCTGCGCCGTAGTTGTAATTACCAGTTGTGGCGTTTGCCATAAGTTTCTCTCCGTTTACCTGATGAAGCCTTCTTTAGGTGCAGGGGAGACTTCAGGTTCCCTGTTTCGTGTAATAAATCCGCCCGAATCTTCAAGTGCCATTCGTTCCATATCGTTTACGCTTTCGTCAATAGCAGGCTCCATAGCCATTTCCCTCATCTGACGAAAAGCCGGATACTCTGCCTGTCCCGGATATGGGTCTTCTGCCATCGTAGGCTTTGGCTCTGGCCCCGGTGCATACGCAGGAGATGATGATAATATCATAGGCAAAGCACCGCCAACTTTGGGACCAAGTTTAGCTGCCGTTGCAACGCCCTCAATAGCCACGTCTCGTACTACGGCTCCAGCGTCTTCAATAAAGGAGTATACAGCACCTCCTCCTAGTATAGCTGGAAGCAAACCCTTCTTTGTAAATCCAAAGAAATCGTCAAGTCCTAGCCCACTCATTTTGCCTTTTACTTCGTCTGAAATATCATCAGCAGCGTTTGGTTTTACATCTTCACTTTTAACAGCGGGCTTATCTCCCGGTAACACTCCGGCCTCTTGCGCTGCTGCTTTCTTTTGTGCTGTTGCTATTCGTTTATCTAGTGCTTCGCTTTCTTTAGCTGCAGCTTGAGCATCTAATTCTGCAGCGGTTAGTTTTCCTCTACTCTCAGATAACTCTGCATTTACTGCTGTCTGTTCTGCAGTTGGAGCCACAGCCGCTGGACGACTGTCCGTGCCTGCTGGTGCATCCATAGTTATCTTCGACTCAAGATCGGAATAATCAGCTTCAAAGTCAACAAAATCATACCCCAGAGATGCAGCAAGTTGTCCCCCGCTTTCAGCCCCAAGAGCATCAGCCATCATCTTCTCAAACATTGAAAATACTAGGCCGCGTTGTTCTAGTTTTCCTACATCTTCTACGTCGATGTAAAACGTACGTAAGATTTTTGCGTCAAGTTCTTTTTCTGATCCGGTGTGTGCAAGAATTGCATCTGCAGCCTCTGTATTACCCAAACCATTAGCAATAGACGATGCAGTAATACGTCGTAGATCGGTATAGTCTAGTGAGAACTTTCCAGAAGCATTTCTTTTTTTTGCTTTTGCTTTTACGTCATCAGAAAGAGCAGGAGTTACATACTTGTTAATTAGAGCATTGATTTTTTTTGTGTCCATATCCGGAAACAGTTCTCCGGTTGGACCTGCAGCATTATACCTGTCTAGGTAAACTCTTGAAAGAAGAGGACCAAGTGGACGGTCATCTCCAATTCCTTTTAGGCCCTTTCCTGCTTCTCCCGGTTCTACGGGATTTACAATTGTTCCTGTTTCAGGATCGTAGACTGGACGTTGGGGCGTTGTCCGTGTGGCTAACTCTATAGTTGTGCGCGTTTCAGTTAGGTCCGTGCCTCGCATACCAAGCAATGAACCAAGAACTGCATCCGCAGCTATAGCTCCTTCTTTTTCGCGTATGATAGCTACTTGTTTTAGGACAGTCTCAAGAACTTCAGGAGGTATGGCTCCCTTAAAAAGCTTTCTATCTCCAGCACCGGCTGACGCGCTAGCTAACTTATTTACTTTCACGTTTTGAAAGGAGCTAGACAGTGGGCTGATGAGTTTATTAATTTTGTTTGGTGAAAGGTCGCTTGTCCCCGCAAGAACATCCGACTGCAACTCTAAGAAATTACTTGAAAGATCAACCTCTCTAGCTAGATCAACAGCTTGTTGAGAGTGACCAGTCATGGTCATGGCTTTTGTTACAACTTTTTTGCCAAATGCCTTATGAAACTTTTTTGCAAACTCTGATGTTTCATCTAGCTGTTCAAATAGAGGGTTGTTAGGAACACCCAAGTTGTACATCTTAGCAATGAAGGCATCGCCCACTGTAGCTGTACCATCGACAATGCGCTTACGTATTTCTGCATACGCCGGTATGTTTCCATCTGGAAAGAGAGTTTTCTGTAGCGTTACAAACTGCGCTACTTTTAGTTTGTCTGGCGCACTTAGTGTTTTTAGAATGTCAGTGTCTGCCATTATCTAGTATCCGAATACTTCGTCTTGGACTTGGTGAACTTGGTTCTTGATTGCGTTGAGTTGCTGGTGTATAGAAGCGTAGCCACTCATGCGTGTCATCATTCCGTAGCGCAGGGCATCGTATGCGTGATCTTCTGCCTTCGTATCTACGTCTTCGCTGTTCGTCTTGGAGAGTGGTATACCTGCAATCTGCTTGATAATGTTCTGGCACGAAGAGAAGAAGCGTAGGCGTGGCTCCGTCGTGTAGGGATCGTCAGCGAGACGACGGTGTATCTCCATCTTCCCCTGAATACGATTGCGGTCTGATGGTGTCCAGCGCACACCCTCACGCATCATCACTTCTGCAATTGACGGCCCGAAACCCGTCTTGTTCCAACAGGACGAGTCGAGGACCGTGTAGTGAGGTAGAGGGTCTAGTTGTTCCGCTTCTAGTATTCTAGCAGCTAACTCCTCTGCTGTCAAGTGTTTTTGATACAGTTCTCTGTATATCCAGATGTTGTTGTCCCAGTCGATAGCACCCCAGAGAACACAGGATGGTGCTGCGTATCCGTAGTCGGCCATACGTATGCGAGGCCAGTTCGTTGGCAAGTCGAACGCTTCGACAACATGCTTGGACCGTGAAAATTCTGGGAAGGCCGCTCCCTCCGCCACGTCCCAATCCCCTTCAAGAAGCCTCTTCCGCTCGACTTCCGGGAGCGACCTGAGCATAGCCTCGTACTGGCCGTCTGCCATCAGGTAGGGATTGTCAGTCAGCCTTGCTGGTACGAACTTGCGGTAGAACAGGGGCTGACCAGCCTTTTCGTGACCCGCAGGCCACACAAAGGGTTTTTTTGTTTCTACGTCGAAGGCAGGAAAAGGCTTGTTCTCTGGTGTTCCTTCGATGTAAGTCTTCTTGACCCACCAACCACCCACTCCTCCGGGGTTGGCTGTGCAGCGCATGTACAGGTGTTGCTGGAGTTCAGGATCAGTAGCACGAAGGCGAGAACGCAGGTAATCCCAGACATAAGGTGTGGGGTACTGCGTAATCTCATCGATGCCTATCCAGTTGAATGCCTGTCCCTGAAAGCGGGTTACGTCCTTGTCCTTGTCGAGGTAAGTGAACCAGATGGTTGCACCAGATGGAAAGACCCACGTAGACTTTGACTCGCGAAACTTCGCACCGGGAAATGCCTTGACATATAATTGACGTGACTTGTCGATCAGTTCGGTTAGTTCGTCGAGAGTACGCCTAAGAAGAAGCCCACGATGATTAGGGTTGTGGCAGAAGCGCAGAGGATCGGCCAAGAGAGCGAAACTCTTTCCGCCACCCGCTGCTCCACCATAGAGAACATCTCTTTCACTAGAACTGAGAAACTCTTCTTGAGGTCCATTGTTGGGACGGAATACGATCTCTGCATCATCCACCAAATCTGCAACGGCTGTAGGTAGGTCATCCAGATCACCCTGATCAATGACTGTCGTATCCTTTCCAACAAGAGCCTTCTCCACTTTGCCTATTTTGGTTTCGAGTTTGCGAGCGTATCTACGCTTGTCTTCTGCTGCCTTCGTTGTCTTAGCTGCACGACGCTTGGCTGCGTTGAGTTTCTTTTGGGCAGCACGTCGGGCACGTTCCTTTGTAGACAGGTTGTACGTGGCTTTGGGTGCGTTGGGGTCTTTCTTAGGACGACCCGCCATCTATCACGACCTCTTTCTTGGGGGGTAGCAGGACAA